GCGTCGTCGTGACCGAAGGGCTCGCGGCCGGCGACCAAGTCGTGGTCGAAGGCGCCATCCTGCTCGACAACCAGATCGACCTGTCGAACTAGGGCGAGGGACGGCGATGCTCGAGCGGCTCCTCGCGTTCGCCATCAAGAACCGCCTCGCGGCGTTCCTGTTCCCGCCGCGCCTTGGAATTATGCCGGGCGAGATGCTTGGCGAAAGCCTCGGCATCCTGCTCGGTGCGGATCAGATCGCGGGATTTTTCGTAAATGACGGCCGCAGGGACTTTCAGAGACGTGGAAACGTCACGTCCGGCGACCGTTGCATAAACAGATGGCTGATTTGCTGTTTCGTGTCCAATCCAGAAATCGGACGGCGGGCGCAACAGTAGGTTAATGTTGCAGAATTCGGCCGAAAGCCGGTCCCAGAGCTTGTTTAATCGGTCATAGGAGGTGGACCGAACCCATCCATTTCGCTCGCAAAGCTTGCCGAAATCCCACTTGTTCGCCCGACAACGCGCGAAGCCCCAAACAAGTTTCCTGCGCTTTTCGTCAGCAATATAGGCCGATGTCCATTGCAGGCATTCGTCGTGTCGGCCTATGGCGCCGTCGGGAGCTCGGCCCTTGGCCTTTTCGGCATTGTCGGCCTTGGCCTGATCGTCCCATCCGGCGCGGTCCTCGCCGTCGTAAAGGTGTTGCGGCCAATAACCGTTACCTCGCCCCATTCGTTCCGCTGGCAAATACCGCACGGTATCGGCCGCCTCGACAAACCTGATCCGCACAATTTCGCTGGTCCACATCGGTAGGTCTCCTTTCTGGGTCTGAGTTTCTGCTTTTCACAATAATTCGCCCTGGGGCTCGGCCGCGAAAATTCCAACCAGATAAGCGAACAACATCGTCGATACCGCACAGCGCGGTTTAGCGGCCCGCCGGTTAGCCTTTGCCTGCTTCCACATAGAAGCAAGGTCGGCCCGGTCCATCGCATCCAGCCAGTCCGTAGTGGCCGTCCATTCGGGATAGGCGAGGATGATGTCGCTGACCGCATACATCACCGGCGCGACCAATTGCAGGCCGTTGCCCTCGGTCTGGACGATAGAAATCAAAACGATGGTCAGATGCCCGGCGCCGTGCTTTTTCAAAATCCGCTCCATCGCCGCTTCCGCGCAGGTCTCGCCCGGGCCGCGCGTGCGGCTGCGCTCGTTCGGGACAACACGGACCTCGAGCAATTTGCAGATGCTGGCGAGCTCTGGGGTCATCGCGCGACTTTCTTCCCCTTCTTCTTTGGACGGCCAGCGGTTGGAGCAGCGCCAGCGTAGGGGATCAGTTTCTTGGGCTTGGCCGCCTTCTCCTCGCGCTGGGCGCGGAGGGCGAGTTCTCTTGGTCCTGCTTTGGCGTGGCTCATTTTCCCCTCACGCGATCATGTCGAGTTGCGAGCCGTTGCCGCGGCGATAGCGGTTTGGCGACGATCCGCGCGGAATAGGCAGTCCGTGCGTCAAGGCGTGACGCGCAGCGCCGTATAAAACCGTGGTGTGGTCCTTGCCGATCGAGCGGCCGATCTCGACCGACGACGCCGGCGTTTCGTTCAATGCGAGAAAGAAATACTCGCTCCGCGCGTCGGTGACGGCCAGGCTCCGAGATCGCGATAGTAGATCTACTATATGTAGGCCGTGCTTGATCGCGACGCGGGCCAGGATTTCGTCGAAGCTCATGACTTCTCTCCCCTCACGCGATCATGTCGAGTTGCGCAATGCCGGCATCCGGGTAGAACTTTCCCTCCGCGCGCGCTTGCGTCCATTCTTCGCGCGTGTACCGAGATTTGATCTCTGGGTGATGATCAGCACATCGCCAGCTGCCGACGTCGCCCATGCGGATACCATCGACAGTGACGCCGAATCCAAAACAGGCCTCTGCACCGCAGACGTCGCAGACCAGCATTCGCTCAAAGTCTTCCGTCACAGCACCTGCCCTCCACCTTCCTGCTCGGTGAAAATTCCGGTTTCCGGGTCGACCTTGAAAATGCAGTGACCGGGCCTGCCAGCGAAAGGCTGTTCGCGAACCTTCGAACTGATGACAATCGTTTCACGCGATCCAGGCTCGTGCTTCACAATTAATCCATTATCGCTTTTGTTAAACCATGCGAGACTGCCCTCTATATCGCCGAGCGTAACCTCGCGGCCGTTAGCTGCCTTGGTCGGATGCGCCACCATGAACATCGTGCAGCCTGTTTCTTTCGCAAACATTTTCACGCGCATCAGACAGCGCGCGATATAGTCCGTCAGGTTTTCATCCTTGAGTTTCGCGCGTTCCAACTCGTTCCACGGATCTATCAGAACCAGGCTTACGCCGTCCTTTTCATAGGCCGCCCACGCATTGCCGAGGATCCATTCGATGTCTCTCGGTTCGTCGTTGTAGTGCTGGTAATTCGATGACTGCACAAAGCATTGGGTGTTTGAGAATGCGCCGAACAATGAACCTTCCGGCTTGTCGCCGAACATCAGCGAAAGTTTCTGCATCAGGTTCATTTCGTTTTCCGGAACGTATAGCCACGCCTTGGTTTTGTTTTTCCAGCAAAGGTTTATGATCAGGTTGAAAAGGAATGTGCTCTTGCCGCTGCCGGCGTTGCCGGTGCAGACGACGAACTGGCCCGGATAAATTCTAAAAATCTTGTCGAGTTCGTTCCATCCGGTCGAAATCGTCGAACTACTCAGCGGCGCGCGTTGTGGCAAATCAGCCAGCGCGTAATAGCCGGGGATGCCGTGGCGAGGGAACGGGATGGCGTTCATATCATGCTGCTCCGCGGATCGAATTTGGCCGTCATCGGCATCTCTGGCCCGTAATCAAGCCATCGCCTATTGCGGAGCCACTTTTGCGCCTGCATGATAAATTCGGTGCCGATGTTTCTGGCCTCGGCAACCGCGAACCGCTTGGCAGCATCGATAATTGTTTGCGGGTCAGCGCCAGCACGTACCGCGTCGGCAAAGAGTTTGGCCGCGGGAGCTCTCGCAGCATCGCCCTTCCGTTTGGGATACGCCGCCCAGAATTCCTCGAACCCGTCACTCGTCGAACGTTCTTTCTTTTGGATACTGGTAAGTGGTATCTGGGGTTTAACCTCACACTTATCCGGTAGGTTATCCGACGCCGTAATAACCGTTTGTTTTCCGAGGCTTGGGTTACCTCCCAACTTGCCGTTTTTCTGCGCTGTTCGCGCCTTCTTGTCGTCTCGTACCATTCGACGTGAGTAAATGATGCCGTTGCGGTCGCGGGAAAGAACGCCGTTTCCTTCTAACTCTGTGAGCAAGGTCCCCACTTCGGGCTCGGACCCCCCGCACATGCGGGCGATGTCGTTGACCGAGAGTGGTACTTTCTTGACCGTGAGATAGCCGATCGGGTCAGACTGTGCAGCGATGCAGAGCATATCAATCCATAATCCTTTGGCAGCAAAACTACTCCGGCGCAGACCTGCGTCGGATAACCAGTCACTCCAGTAAAAGTTGCTCCATACTGTTGCGCTCACGGAATCCCTTAACCCGCCCCGCCGTATTCCCGAAGATTCCAACCGCCGCCGTCTTTCTTGGGACGCACGCGCACCAGGAAAAACCGGAATGGATAGGTCGCCGCCGCAACCTTGATTTTGACCGCGGCGTCGTCTTGCATGAACCCCTTGACCTCGTGGCACTCGACAACCTCGTCGGCGCCGAGCACCATGAAATCCGGGGTGTAAAAGGTCTTGTCAGCGAGCCGAAGTTTGATGGCTTCGAACTTGAACCAAAGGACCTCGCCAGCCGATTTCCTCTTTTCGAGGAAGTCGCAATAGGCTTTCTCGGTCTTGTTCATCGCGCCGACGGGAAGCCTCCCGAGGGCGTAGCGGCCGAGCTTGCTGGCGTAATTTCCGTGCATCATTCGGCGGCCTCCACAAATAGCGGGCAATCGCCGAGTTTCAGCTTGCACCCCCATGGTATCAGCCCCGGCACCTGCGGCATCACTGCTTGGCAGACGCTCACTAAATGAGACGCGTTAAGGACCGGGGCTGATTGCTTAATCACGTTAATCCTCGCCCTCTTCCTCGTCGGCGGCGGCGGCTTCCGCCTTGGGCCTCGAGCTTGCCGAACGCGGAAATGATGGTGGCCTGGCCCTGATGCCAGCCCTTGATCCAAGCCTGTTCGTTGGGGCCGGACGAACGCGGGCAGACGCAGGTCTTGCCTTCCTGGCCGGCTTGTTCGCCGTCTAAAAAGGCGCGGTCAACGCCGGGCGTGCGGTCGACCACCGCGAACGAAAATTCCGGTTGTGTGCCGATCGGATGATTAAGGAACCGCGCGATCTCGGCCTCGGCGCGGCGGTGCTCGATTTCCTCGGCCTCGGGCGATTTCCGCAGGCGCAAGGCATAGGTGATCAGGTTTGACTTGAAGCCTGATCCGATCAGCCGCTTGCGCTCTATGCGGATGGCCGAGACGAAGGTGTTTTTCTGTTCCGTCAGCCGCTCGATCTCTGCGAGGCCGCGGACGAGCAGCGCCCGTTTCTCCGCCTCGGTCAGTTCGGTTTCGCCGTTGTGATCCGGCGGTTTCAGTTTATCCAATGCCGCTTGCGCATCACTAAGCGCGCCGCCGTCCATCTCGTCTTGTGGTTCGATTTTCTTCGCGGCGCTAGGCAAGGGTCACCTCCTGTTTTGTTATTCTGCGGCTGCGGAAAATAGCGGTCCGTGATCGACGGGCTGATCTTTGGTTTTTGCTTTGATGGACTCGCGCGATCGCTCGTCCGGGCCAGACATGCAAAGCGCCATGCGCCGGCGAATGTCGGCCTGATATTCCGGCTCGCGCTCGATCAGGATGGCTTTGAATCCCTCGCGGAAGGCCGCTTCGCCTACGGTGCCAGTTCCGGCAAAACAATCGAGGACGGTCCCATTTTTTGGGGTGACGAGCCTGCAGAGCCATTGCATGAGGTCTACGGGCTTGACGGTTGGATGACGGCTGCCCAATCTGTCATCCTGATCCGCCTTCGCCGAGTAAAAAAACCGGGCGGCCGAGCCGCTATTGCCTTGGGCCTCGCGCAGCGATTCACCGGCGGCAAATGCCCCATAAATACCGTGCTGTTTAGCGGCGCGCTTGTCGTTGCTTCCGGCAACGGTCGTCTCCGGAAACGCCGCTATTACCTCTTCGCTGCCATCGTGGATGATGTTGGCAGGCCAGCGGCCGAGTCCGGCAACGGTAACGATGCCGCCGTCTTTGATGCCGCCGCCAAACTGGCCAGCGTCGCCCTTATCGCCTTGCGGTGTCCAATTGGTGCCGCCCTCCGTCCCAACCCGACACCCATCGACATTGATCGCGCCCGTTCCCCAGCGCAGGACGTTTAGAGCTATCGTTTTTTCGGAGAGAGGTTTGCGGGCTACGGCAATCAATTCCATCGCCGGTTTCAGCGCTGTCCCGAGGGCGTCAAGATTGGCTGGCCGTTTATGCTTACCGCAACAAGGGCAGATCATATTATGCCCCTTTCGCGCGCTAATTCCCAAGCCGCGCCGCCTGCATTCATCTGAATGATCGACCCGCTGTGCGGTAGCTTGACCCATTTGAACCGAGCATCAGCGCGGCGATGACAGGGCGGACAAAGCGCAACAAGGTTGTCATCATCGTTGGCCTGATTTGGATCATCGAACATTCGGAACGGGATGACGTGATGGACATGGAGCTTCTCAGTCGCTCCACAGACGCAGGCACCGTCTCGCTTTAAAATGCGGCGTCGTGTGGCGAACCAATGTGGTCCGCGCTTATAGACGCCGCTGCCATCTTGCCAGTTAGGCGTTGCAGCGCCCTTCCAATTCTTGTCACGGCAAGCTCTGGTGCAATATTTCCCGGCGCCTTTGCGACCGCCCATTAAACTCTGCGCCCGCCAAAAAACGCCACCGCAACCAACGCAGACAGCCGAAATACTCTTGTGACCGGGGCGAGATTTAATCGCCGCATATTGACACGCGGGCGAGCAATTCTGGCCGCGCCCATGTTTCACCCGCGACGGATGAACCAGAAAAGACTTTCCGCAATTAGCACATGCTCGTTCAATCACAGTCGCACCATTCTTGATCTTTAAGATGTTTCGCGATGGAGTGATTTTTTGGGAATCCTTGGCCAAAAAGCCATGCTATGGTATGGCGCGGCTCAAATCCGGCATCTTCAATCGCGCAATAAAGCCGGTGAAAGGTCCGGTCGCCGCCGAAGGCGCATACAAAACCTCCGGGCTTCAGCACTCGCAAGCATTCGGCCCAAAACTCGACGGCAAAGGCAGTGGTACCAACATCCCAAGAGCGCCCCATGAATCCTTTAGAAGCCCGCGCGTAAGCGCCAGATCCGCCCTCGGGCACTTTGACCGCCGCTGAATTTTCAGCGCCGTACCGCTTCACCATCGACACCAGCGCATAGGGCGGATCTGTCACGATGCTATCAATGGAATTATCGGCAAGCGTTTTCAGCACGTCGCGGGAATCTCCCGGCATCAAAGTGACGCGCCCATTTAGAAATATCTCAGGCATACCCATCATGCCGTACACCCGCGCAGATATTCCGTGCCGGCCTTGGTCAGATAGATTTGGCCGTCCATCCCGACCACGCAGTAGCCGACGCTCCATGCCGACCAGAACGGCGACCATGGGGAATTTTCAAACAGAAAACGGGCGAGGATTTTTGTCATGCGACGGCTCCGAGGCTCTGCCGCAGCAGTTCATTCGCCGCCGTATCGATCCCGATCTTCTCGGCCTTGGCGTAGTCGCTCACGAGCCGGAAGATTTCGGAATTCAGCCTGACCTCGCCGGGGTCGATGACCTCGATCGAGTAGGATCGGTACCTCACACGCCGGATGAAGCCGCGTTTTTCGAGGGCGTCGACCAGTCGCGACACGCTGCTCTTGGATTTGAGGCAAATGCCAGCGGCGATTTCGGAATAGGCAGGCGGCTGTCCGTAGACCTCGATATGCTTGGCGATGAACGCGAGGCATTCGGCTTGCTTGGGGGTCATGACGCCGCCCTTTCGCCATAGAGTGCAATCGCACGCCTGCCGCTGCGGTATTGCGTGCGGGCCGGGTCGAAATAATCATAGATGCTGGAAGCATGCCGATGCAGGACAAAGCCGATCGCGGTGTACGAATAGCCCATACGTTGCAACTCGCGGGCGATCAGGCGGCGGCATCTGACCAACACCATGGATTGGCATCGACCCGTTACTTCCGAAGGCTCAACCGAATTGCTCGCGCAGACGTCGCGCATGACGCGATGATGCGTCGGTTCCTGCGGAATGAGGACAATCAACGATTTAGCGTTGAACGGTCCAAGTTTTATAAATCCCTTTTCGACTAAGGATTCAATCTGACGGCAAACGCGACTGGTATTGCTGTTGGTCAATCGCTCAGCCGCGATGATGTCCAAACGATCCGGCGAACAGCCATTGGCAGCCGTAAAGGCTTTTGCGATCTCGTAAATGCGCCCCTCCGCGCGGGTCAGGCCGATCACGCTGCAATTCCCCTGCCGGTCCGGCGTCCAGGCTCGACATAACTGACGCGGCAATGCGCCGGGCAGTACGGCATGTCTTTGACCGGATTGTCACCGCAGAATGTGAACTCGGAGGGACTGCCGGAGCCAAACGGCCATTTGCACGTCAGCTTTGTCAGATCGGCGAATGCGATATGCTGCGGCGATGCGTCAGCATGGGATGCAACGATAAACGGCTGCGGCGCAGTGCGGAAGCGAGCAGGAGCGCGGTTGCGGGCGGCGTTGACGGAATTAAGATTGACGGCGGTGCGGTTTTCCTTTGCCTCGCCGTAGCCCGTATTAGTGCGTGTTCGCTCGTGAATGACGTGCTTGTCTTTGAGCTTTAACCTGAGCCGGTGAAGCTTGCCGATGACGGCATTGCGGGAAACCGTGACGCCATCCTGCTTAAGAAGGAGCGCGGATATTTCCGTCGCGCTTTTGGTTTCCCAAAGCAGTTTGATTTTTGCGGTAAGTTCGTCGGTCCATTTGGAAACAATCGCCGGTTTTTGATATAAGTCGGTGCATTCCGAAACGATGTCGGTCATAAATACCCAGCCCCTTTTTATCGCACCCCGAACCCCCTCGGCTTTTTCAGCCTTGCGGAGGATCCGGCAAATGCAAATGCGTGAACGTGTCGTGTGTCATGTACGCCCTACTTAGCCCGGAAAAAGCTCCGACACCCTGCGGTGCATGAGGCGGTGGATACGCCAGTTCTGCACGGCGATGATGGTCGCGACCGACGCCACCACGATCAGCGCAGTGACAAACGGTGCGAGCATCAGAATGATTTGAGCTGACGTCATGGCGTATTATTCTCCTTGGTTTTATGTTTCGATCAACGCCCCAATGCAGGCGGCAAAGAAGAGGAGCGGCGCCACCAGAGCGCCGCTAGTTTCCGATGCGGGAGGAACAGGAACGCTCTGCACCGGATCTGAATTAGTTATGCCGGCCGCCACTCCGGGTCTGAGGCTAATAGCGGCGACCGTCACGTCACCCGAGGATGCTGACTCGGGATTGGATTTGATTCTCGCGCGCGCCAAAACTTTTAGGGCGCAGCACCCAGCACAAAGAACGTGACCGGCGCCGAAATCATAGACCGCTTCGTTCTCGCAGAAACGACATTCGATCATGATCGCCTCCGAAGAGGGATGACGTTGTCGATCAGGTCTAACTCGGCTCGGCGTTCTCTGCGCTCGCGCTGGTATGCAAGCCAGATCAGCCGCGCCGCGAAGGCGATATTGAGCGCGAGCCAGACCGTAATAATTTGAATGGCGAGGATCATGATGCGGCGCGCTCCGGTTCCGAGGACGCGGGATCTGGTGCCGGGTAAATGTCGGGCCGCAGCTCGTGGCGCGGGACGCCGGTCAATCGCTCGACGTCGAGGACGCGCAGCACGTGCTCGCCGGTCGCGTCGG